TGTCGCACAGACTAACGTGCCGAATAACCCTCGCATCCTTGAGGTTGCTAGTGCGACTGCAAAAGTCGTCCTAGTTCCCAAGGACTCGCGGGGGCCTCGGCTCATCTCATGCGAACCACTGGAGATACAATGGCTCCAGCAGGGTCTAGGTCGTGCTCTATCCGAAAAGATAGAGGCACACCCGTACACAAAAGGATTCGTGAACTTCACGAGTCAAAATGTGAATCGGGACTTAGCCCTGAAGGCGTCAAAGGACGGCCAGTGGGTAACTCTGGACATGAAAGACGCGTCTGATAGGGTAAGCTTGGTGTTGGTTCAATACCTATTCCAAGACAACCCACAACTGCTTGAGGCTTTACTAGCCACTCGCAGTCCTCAGACGAAGCTCCCAAATGGCACACTAGTGACAATGAAGAAATTCGCACCTATGGGATCAGCATTATGCTTCCCCGTAGAGGCGTTGGTCTTCTGGGCACTTAGTGTTAGTGCAATAAGACATGGTTCGAACAGTCGCTCCCTTGCGGAAGCAAGACGTTCGGTCTATGTCTACGGCGATGACCTAATCGTCAGGGATAAAGACTATACTACCCTGCTCGACGCACTGCCCCAAGTTGGATTAAAATTCAACGAGGATAAGTGCTGTACCGCGCGATTCTTTCGAGAATCGTGTGGGTGCGACGCCTATGTAGGCGTCGATGTCACACCCGTCAAATTAAAGACGGTGTGGGTCAATCGTCGGTATAACCCCGACACCTTGGCCTCTTATACTGCATTCTATAATGCAGCCGGAGGTCTCGGGTATCATGAAGCCGCGGAATTAGTACGCCGCTTGTTAACTAAGTTATATGGCAAAATACCACAAACAAAGTCAGAAATGCGCGCCAGTAATGGCGCGTACGTCAGTCAAGCCGGCGGGTACGCGTTCTGCGTCTCCGCTTCTAAACCATCGACAACCATCGAAACTCGAAACACGTCTCAAGTCAATGCTGACTGTGGCAATCGAATGGGATCCGAAGAGCCCTCAAGGCGCTTCTTTTCCGACATTCGAGCTGCAGTCTACAAGGCTCGAGGCAATATTGAGTCATCCAATGTGTCCTTCCACCTGGACCGCATTCTTGCGGCTGGCGGAAGGCCTGTATTTGTTGAGCAATTATGTCAACAACGACACGATCCCACTTATTTCCTACAAAGGAAAGAGTGTGAAAACACGATTGGCCATCGACGCTCGTCGTATAACCTCAATGGACTTTGTTATCGCTTTAATAGCGATTTACAAAGAGTTGAGGTCCTCACATATACTTCCGTGCCCAAGAAGGTACGGCAGCCTATGGATGGATACGATGAACTTCTGCGCAGAACTTGCGCAGGGTTGAAGTGGACCAAAGGGGTCTATGCGCTAGTACGTCGCAATCGCTTGAAACGTACTTGGATTGAAGCTTAGTAAGCTCCCTTGCCATCCAGTTTAGGGCTTGCCGGGAGCGATTTATCGG